ATGGTCTCTTTCAAACGAGAATATTGGGCAACCTCTTTGCAAAATTCTGTGACGGGAGCACGACCATTCTCCTCATTGCCCTCGAAGCATTCTGTCAGCGTCCAGTTCTTTCCCCGCTCAAATGGCACCAAATCAGCAATCGTTTGTGCTGCATCGTTATCAATCCCCAAACCACGACAGGCGGTTAGGACTGTAGATTTACTGCCTTCTGTCTTTAGCGTCAGACAGTTCAATACATTCTCATGCCCATAATGGTCTTTCGTCCGCTGAAAAATCAGTGGCCGCTTAGAAGCCTCAGAATCCAAATCAATATCCGGTAACTCAGGGCGTGATTCATGGAGATGACGCCACTCCGGTAAGTCATATTTCAAAGGATTCATCTGACTGATTTTCAGTAAGTAGCAAATATAAAAACCAGTCACTGAGCCACGGGCGACACCGACATAGCTGACAGGCCACATGACGTTCTCCACAATGTCCTGTACTAATACGTAATAACTACTCAGCCGCATATGAATATTGTCACTGACAAGCCATAGCGTTCGCAGTTCGGTATTGATACGTTGCATCTTCGATTCCATATCCCAAATCTTTGCGACATACTCTTCGCTCTTGCCATCTGCGCCAACACGGACTTTATAACAAGTCGTATTTTCTGCCTGATGAAAATGGTCAAAGCCATCTTCAATCATTGAGAGCAAGAACCTATCTTGTTCTTCTGGCGATTTGGCAAACTTCTCAATGTAAGGACATACATGATAATAGTCTGCGAACCGATGTCTGATTTTGAACGGCGGGAGATTCTTGCGGCTGGGGACCACAACATCATGGTGCAAATCGAAATCTTCAATCATACTATGCACCAACATCGTGTTACGCATAGCTGTCTCTACTTCTTCTGGCGTCAAGTGCGTCAAAAGCATGTCGGCCATTTCGGATTGTGATGCCATAAAAGTCGTAGCATAGAACTCGCCCACTTCACGATTGCTATTGTTATCTTCATCTGAGTTCAAATAGCTTTCGTGGATTGCCCTGTCTTCTTTTTTGAGGTAATGGCTGTCAGTGGTAACAACATACCTTAATCCATAGGCATTCGCCAAGAACGGGATGTGAGCGTTGACAATGATTTGGTCGTAACTTGCCGTATAATCATTGTCTCCTTCGACGGGAACTTCCAAGGTCGGTTGCATCTCAAAGAAGAAATTCTCAGGCCCAAAGATACGAATACACCATTTTACAAAACGGTGTATCTTTCGCTTTGCCGCCATATCGTTGTCCCGATAATATTTCAGTACATTCGTTGCAAACTCACCGCCCAAGCAAGCAGTCTGCGCAATCAAATGTCCCTTGTCATTTCCAATGATTTCTTCCAGTTCTCGTTTTATCGTAGGAACGCGCTCCATACGACCATGCTTAAACCAATGCTTCCAAGCCGATTCAGAACTGATACGCCGCAACTGCTGGTATCCTATGGCGTCTTTTGCAATCAAAATGAAATGCCAGAACTTTGTAACACCGGGCTGATAGTTCGTTGTGACATCAGCAATGTCATCCACTAAATAGATTTCATTACCAAGTCCAATTTTAAAATCAGCAGGCATTACCTGTACGTATTTCAATTCCTTTTGCACATCTGCATCCTGTGCCAGTCCATCTGTATCTCCATTGGCGATATAAGAATCGTATTTAGTTTTAGCAGCCTTTAGGGTTTGATACCGCTCCAGGAATCGCACGTGGCCGGAAAGGGCCTCATGGTCTGTGATGGACACACCATGAAAGCCCAATTCCGCCGCACGGTTGATGAGGTCTTCAATGCGGATAATACAATCCTTTAAACGAAAGTTAGAAATCTCTGTATGGTTATGGTTCGACATAAAAGGAACCTGTTCCCATTCAATGTTTGCTTCCTCTAAAGAAGACCCCATTTGGTTTGCCTCCCATCAGCCTCTGCCCCCTCATGAGAAACGGCAAAATAAACATCTTCTCTTGCTTGTACATTCCAGTCATTGACCTCCGGGACATAAATCTCATCCCCGCACACAACGCAATAAGCGCTGCGCTCCAGATAAGTATATGTACAGCCTCGCACGGTAAAGGATGCATGACGCTCTTCCAATAAATATGGACGCTTTTCGCAACAGGTGAGGCAAAACGACTGTATCACAACGCGGCACCCGCAGCGATTGTAACGGTATCTGTATCCGTTGTAGTGAGTGATGGTGTCATATCCAGTACGACTGCGCCTGTTTCTGTGTCTGTGAGGCGGCCACTCGTAACGGTTTGCACTGTGAAATTTGCAGTTTCCTCTTTCTTTTCAACGGTGCTGACCTTTTTCACGCCAACAAACACAGGCAGCTTCTCCAGGTTTAAAATTTTTGCGATGCAATAGGCGGAGTAGCCATCTTGCAAATAGCCATCCTCATCAACAATAATGTTGGTGCGGAAAGAGCCACTGGCCTTGTATTCGTCCATGCGGGTTTGCAGCTTTTCGGCACGAGGAAGATTCCCTGTGAAACGCCGGGGAAGACGAATCGAACGCATGGGAATCTCAGACCACACGCCGGTAATTCTGGCCAACGGCAAAGTGGCACCATGCATAATCGCAACATCTTCTACGCCAGGACCATAGAGTAAGCCGGAAGTTGTAATGCCCAGGTTCTCCCCTTTTGCTGTATCACACACAACGGTATTGCCTTTTGCCACATAGGGAGCCAATTCAACCGGTACCTCAAACGCATAGTTTTTCTTCTTGCCTAAATGTCTTACAAAGATTACGTTCATTGTTTCGTCCTCCATTTGTATATTAGAATTTAAAAAATAAAATCATCGTCATCGTCGTCCAGTGTGGTATTGGCTGTCACTTCTTCACTATACCAATGTTGAATCACGACTTGCGGATACCGCTCCCCTTCCCACTCATTTAGGGAGAAGTTTCCAAGGACAGTGAGTTTGAGATGCTTACGATTTTCGCCCATGACATGCCTGTCACGCAACGTAATGTCATTGTATTCTGTACTTCTACAGTACTTTTTAATGTAGTCAACACCATTGTATGTGAATCGAATATACAGACCGCTTTCACCACAGCTATGAATATCTTTTGCATCAATGTAAATGTCCGTCACAGCAAACAGCGGTTCAGGAACAGTTTGATTGCCCCATACGGCATAATTGTTGGCGACGCGCTCTACATCCTTAGGCCGTAACCGCATACCTTTCACTTCATAGTCTACGGTGTAGACCGTCTGTAACGACGATAAGGGGTATCTCTCATCAAAATAGTCCAATAAAGCTGGGAGATTATTTGCTGGCAGCGTTACACCGAAACTATTATCATGCCCAGCACACATTGTAAACAGCCCTGTTTCCAGGAGCGTTTTTCGCAAACTCTGAATGGGACCATACGTATACCCTCTGGCCGAACCTCTTAAAAAGCCCTCATTATCTGGATGTATCACCAACACTGGGCGACGATATTTGCTGACCAGTTTGTTGGCCACAAGTCCCGTCACAGTGCTTTTCATATCGACTCCAGTAGAATCGACTACCAAGATGGAATGTGCATCCAGATGCTGCTGACGAATTCTATCTATTAAAGATTCCATTCCGCTCCGAACAGCCTTGTCCTGTCTGGACTTAACATTAGCACAGATACGAGCCATTGTTTTCTGCAAAGAATGAATCTCGATAGGTGGAATCGTATCGTCCGTAGAGCGTCTACGGGGCTGGTATAAGCTGTCCCGCTTTTCTCCACTTAACGCTTTAAATAAATCATTCTGCTCTGCCTGTGTCCCATATCGGATACACCCGTTGATTTTGGGCGCAATAACCCAGCCATAATTCTTAATGGTGTGTCCCAGTTTCATATCATTATGAAACCGTTCTGCCATTTCCGAAATTAGAAGATTATGCCGATGCTCTTCATCCAGGCCGTGTAACACATAATATCGGGTTTCCAGATTGCGCAAGTCCATGACATCTGCAATATTGCCTAGCGCAACTAAGTCCATATATTTTTCTGTGTCGATATTTAACTCTGGATATGTTTGCGCAAAGGCTTCCACAAACTTCTGTACGACACCAACGCCAGATAATGTTCTATTGGGATATTGGCCATCTTGACAGTTGATAAGGCATGTCCAATATTCTTCTTGGTTCTCAGCGATTTGGTGGTGGTCAAGCACCAAAATCGGAATTCCATACCGATAGCCCAAGGTAGTATGAACTTCTGCTTCATCGGAACCTGCATCCGGCACAATCACAAGCCCATAATACTCTGTCAAGATACGTTCATCTGCTTCCTCTAAAACCAAACCATGCTCTTTTGCATAGTGCAAATAACAGTCAACACGGGCAGTTGGGTCAACATCTTGAATAAACTGCTTCATATAAGCTGCCGATGTAAAACCATCTACATCAGAGTCAACTTGCAGATAGATAGCGGCTCCCTCACCATCTAAGACGTTATGTAGCAGTTCCACTCCCCGTCGCATATTCTTCATCAGGAACGGGTCGTGACAGGCGCTCTTTGGCGGGTTTAAGAACGCAGGAATATCTTCAATACCATCTGTTGCAAGAATCGTCTCTAAAAAATCCTCACGCTCATTAAAGGTTTGCTTATGTAATACGTTCCATTTTAATTTTTCTAGCACTAGGCTGTCACCTCAATTTTATTTCGCATCAGGGTTTCCAGCGTAGCCTTTCCCTTGTCCAATGGCGAGTCTTTAATGCCTAACAGCCCCAAGTTGTCCCACAATACATACGTCCGACAAAACGGGGAAAATTTTTGCGCCAATCGTAGGATTCGCTCCATATAATTGCAATACTGTAGATACTGCGGATGCGTTTCATCGTCACATACCAAGGGGTCAAAGTCTTTATCTAAACCCAGAATCACCTCTTCAACACCCATGTCCAGAAGCGTATCTCGCTGCCAGTTAGAGACGTTAAAACCACAAGAGGCTACAGCAAACGCATGGCGACCATAATATTCATGGGCCAGCATAACGCTTTTCTCCGATTCTACAATCAAGACTTTTTTCCCTTGCCGAATTGCTTCCTGGTGCATATCCAACCCATATAAATTGAAACCCAATGGATGTGAATACAGCACGTCGCAAAAACAGAGCGGCATATATTTGTTGTGAGCATCTGCTGCTTTTAAACTTCTGCGACGTATTCCTACCAGTCGTTTTTCGGCGTTATAGTGCGGGATAATAATACACTTCTCCAACTCATACCACCGGATACCGAAGTCCATCATCGTCTGAACACCAATTCCCTCTCGAATCCATCCGTCGTAATAAGTATCGGCGTCGAAATATGCCAGGACATTGGGGTCATAAGTCGCAAGCCGCTGTGTCGCAGACTTTGTTTTTCGCCGCATGGAAATACAGCGTTCCATTTGTTGTATCTCTGCGGCTATCCCATCGTCCTTTGCGTGGAATCCATTTCGAATAGAAAGCCCGGTTTTGCGACTGACATAGTTAATGGCCTCGCCTAAAGTACATCGTTTACACTTGGAAACCAACTGAAAAATAGAAAGACTGCCACAGCTGGTGAAGCAATAAAAATTATGCGATTCTTTGAAATAGCATAGCTTATGGCTATCACCGCCATGACAGACCGTTCGAAACCAAATCTTATCTTCTTTTATAGAGTATGGCGGTGAACCTAACTCTCCTAAAATCTCTATGACAATTTTGTCGGTCAATGCCTCTTGCAAGCGATTTACAAAGTTATTGTTGTAAGAAGCCACATTCACTCACCACTCTAAAAATCTAAATCGTTGTTGTCTAGTTCCATTTCATCTAAAGATTGAATATTAAAGATTGCATGTTCTTGCTTATGGCCAACTTCACGATGTGCTCCGCTGACTGCAATATAAGTCTGTTCAATTTCGCTCAGCAAATTATACTCATAGTCCGTGACAAATAAGTCATGAACGCGCATTGTATCGTAGTCTACATACAGCCAAATCTTTACCTTCTTATATTTACCGCCACGGTTTTTGTAAATACTCAGAATCAAATTGGGTTCGTGCATTCCGAACGTCCGTGAGAGAATATTTCCTATTTTCCGTAACTCTTGTGTGGTAGGCGGCATTGCAATCATAGCACTATCGGTCTTATCAATAATGGCTTTTGCACCACGGACAATGGTTTCATCCCGGTTCTCGGTATTCTTAAAGTCACCGGACACCTGGGTGGCACTATCAATCGACACATTATATTTTCTGGCCAGCTTCTTCAAGTCATTGGAGAGTGACCCAAGGATTTGGTCTTCTCGAACAGTCATTTTTGCATTTGACTTTGCGCTGTATTCACTGACCAGAGAGACTGTGCTGTGAATATAGTCAAAGAACACATATTTCACATCGTGGTTCAGGACATGGTTTTCAATTAACGTCTCCAGCTGGGCGGTATCATATTCCGGTACATACTCCAACCAGATATTTGCGTTGTTCTCCAAGATAGAAATTGCCCTATGTACACGGGCTTCTTCATCGCCTACGTATAGATTAAATTCTATATGCTCTTGGGGAACATCCGCAATATAGGCCCATAAAATAGGGTCAATTTCTTCCAACAGCTCCATCTCTGTGCCAATGTATAGCACCCCGTCACCGTTTGCATTCGGATTGACGACCCATTCCCCTTGCGCTTTGTCGTATAAATACGGACAACCAGCATTGCAGATATTCGCAATCGACATACGGGTCTTGCCGACACCAGAACCGGCACTCATAACGGTAAATCGCCGTTGCCGGAGGCCATGTAGAATAGTGGTCATATAAGCACTGGCGTATCCAATGCCCCACGCTGTGTCTTGCTTCCATCGCTCCACTTGTGCATGGCCTTCAGAACCAGCCTTTTTGGAGGTGTGTTCTCCATCTAAGGCAAAAGGTTCAGAGATTTTCAGGAGCTTTTTTCGGAAATAATCTGCAATATCTTTTGGCGATGATACATCCAATAACGCCTGATGCTTTTCGATAATTTCCGGGTCCACTTCATCCGGGTCAAAGAAGTCTGACACATCAAAACCCTGCTCATGAAAGGCTCTTAATAATGCCATTTTCTTTAATTCCGTATGGTAGTATTTAATGTTCTTCGGGTCACAACTTTCAATCGCTCGTTCTACATAGGTTGGACCATCTTTACGGAGATATAACTGATACACCGATGCGTGTTTGCTGACATAATCATCAATCGCCACAGCATCAATTTCAGTAACGCCTTTACCATCTCGGTACAGGCCAAGAATCGCTGACAAGATAATGCGATGAAATTTCTCAGGTAGGTCAGAGGCTTCTACACGATAGTCATACATTAGCTTTGGCTCTCGCATAAACGACCCTAACACCTCTTGAATCGCTCGTTTATTTACATAGGCAGTAGAGTTTTTCGCTTTCATTCGTCCCCACCCAAATCATCTATATCTAATTGTGGAAGTTTGCGCATCATATAGGCTTCGGAAGAGGACGTTGTGTGATGCAAGGTGATATAGCGTTTCTTTTCTAATGCTGCTTCCACGTCAATGCTGTCAAGGCGTTTCTTCCGTTCACGGTCTGCTATGAATGCTTGAGTTGCTTCTTCGTATACATAGGGGATGATGCCAACGCTGGGTCTTTCCGGCCATGGATTCCCACGGTCTTCATAATAATACTTTAACGTCAGAAGCATCCCTTTATAGGTAAACTTATAGTCTGTTTTGAATTTGTCCAACTGGATTGCGATTCCCGTAAATCCGTTTTTCCCCCAGTAATCCTTACCGCCATACGCATCATAGACATAATCCCGCAATGCTTTATGGTCCTCTATCTCTTTACGGTTGGCTTTTGCTTGGGGAAGACATGCAGCGCAGTAACGCTTTTTCGTCTTGGCCGACGGCATGTTCTCGCCGGGAATCTCAAATAATTCTGCCTCAATGTTGAACTCTTGCTTACAAAGCGTGCATTTCGCAGTAGTCTTTTTTGCAGGCACAATAGCACCCCCTGTCTAAGCGGTGAGGGCCGAAGCCCCCACCTTATGTATCTTAGACGGCAATGCCATTGGTAAGTGCCAGCTCTTGGACATCCTCCAGAATCAAAACCAGATGGTCAACCTGGTCTCTGGTACAGTCGCGAGCCAAACGTCCCTTGCCCAAATACTTCTCCACGATAGCGGTATACTCATTTTCCAAACCGGCAGACTTCACAGCCTTTGCAGCCTTACCAACTGCCTTGAGCGTTGCGTCAAAATCAGCTGTCTCAGACTGGGCAGTAAATAAGTTCTCTGCTTGACGTGTGACCATGGCACCGTTGGCCTCCATTTGGTCGATTGCACGCGCCATATCATCCCGCAAGTTCTCATAAGAGAGTACAATTTTCTCGCTCATGTAAGGATTGCGGGAACCGGCCTCCAGGTACTTCGAGCCACGCATGTACATCATCATCTGCGTAACACCTTCGGCATCTGTCTCAGGTGCAATATAACCGATAACGTCTACCAAACGGCTAGTAACCAGAGCAGCACGCTTGTCCAGAGTGGGCGCAGTCAGTTCATAACTGCTGCCATCCTTTTCTTTCTTCTGCGTGGTTTGGCTATGTGAAATCACAATGAGCGTATAACCGGCCTTGACGATTTCCTGTAAGTAAGAATCAAATTCACGCTGTACAGCTTTATAGCCACGCTTGTCCTCAGTCTCACTCAAATACTGTACACCCTCATTATCCAGGATGTACTTCTCGCAGAACTCGTAAGCCAAGTCACCGGTATCAATGATAACGGTCTTATAAAAAGTAGAATCCTTTTCGCCACGCTCTACGGCGGCAGCGTCTTTCAGCAACTGCTTTTTGATTTTTAACATCTCAGACCATTTATTGACCAGCTGCGCACGGACACCGGAAATCATACCGTAGCCCTTTTCGGCGGCAATCAGCAATGGACTGGGAAACTTACAAGCAGTTGTAGTCTTACCGGCTTTCTTTTCGCCGTAGAACAGGAAGGACTTGCCACTCAAGTCACGGGAGACAACGTGTGGCTGAATACCAAAAATATCAATTTCCATTATGTAATCCTCCAGCCGTTACTCAGAAAGGCATCTCATCATCATCGTCATCAGAAAACGCTGCGCTGGTAGCGCGAGCCTTGACAACAGATGCTGGTGTGGTTGTACGAGATGCAGCTGAAGTAGATTGTGTAGAACCCTGATAGCCTGCTTCTTTAATTTCTTCTACCTTTTGCTTATATTCCTGCATCAGAACCTTTGCAACAGCAGGCGCAAACGCATTCTTATTATCATCGTCCAGAGGCGCATCGGCACCGACACAGACCAGTTCCAGATAACTCTTACCGCCGGTCGTGCGCTTCTTGCCAAAACCGCCAGTCGCAGGAACCGCAGCCTCATCGACCTTGGGCACCCATTCTAAATACAGCTTCGCGGTCATGCCCTTTTCATAATGGTCCTCAAAATACTCGCAGTTCTCAGCGGTCACAATAATGTTCTTAATCGGAACAAGGTTCTTAAAATAATCAACGGTTAGCAAAGTCACGCGCAAACGGCCAGTCTCATGCTTCTCCTCACCGGCTGTCTCGGGTGCAATGCTATAAATCATACCTTCAACAGTAGGTGCTGCCGAGGGGCCATCATAAATCTCTGGAGATAACCGCAAATAACCAGGGCGAATAGTAACCGTTTCGACTAAATCATTTTTGGAATTCATATAAATGTTCGTCACAAAAGAACCCAGCAAGCTAACGATTGGTGCTCCCCTTTCCGGTGTGGCATCAAAAGCAATCTTTGCCTGTGTGGCGAAATCATTCATGCGAGTATAGGCGGGTTTATCAGCAGTATCCAGTTGTCCTTCAGCAGTCTTCTTGTGACGGGTAATAATGCCAGTATCAAAACGCTTTGCCTCAATGGCATGCTCACCAAACTTGATGGCACCCTTAATGCGCAGCCATTCATTGCCCGTCTTTTCGTTTTTTCCTCTTCTTACTTCGAGTTCAGTCAAGGGGCCTTGCATGGAGACTTTGTTCTCGAAGTCACGCAGTTGGTCTTTCAGTTCCATTTGTTATGTAGTTCTCCTTTATGTATTCTGGATTTTCAGTCTTTGGGGCACTGAATTCCCGCCTTGGTTATATGTGAACAATCCATTGGATTGGGATTGTAGAAATAAAGAAACAGAGCCTGACAGCCCGTGTAGATATTTCACTACATCAGGTTGTCAGGCTCTGCGTCTTGGCGTCTGGCTCTATGACATGAATATGTAAGTCTTTTATGTTAATCAGGGTTTCTGTCCGGCAATAAGAACAATACAATGGGAAATTCAGCATCAGTGTATCTGGACGAATCCACACTTTTGTCTTGTGCTCACATCGGGGACAAATTACTTTTTGCAGTTCAATCATTTGGATACGGCCTCCGGTTCTATGCGAATGAGGTCGCAGATATTAAATAACCAAGTTGGTTCTTCCTCGAAGCCGACCAGCGTTAACTTTTCAGAATCTGTGTTCAAAACCTTTTGGACAGTAAAAATGCGTTCAACACTCGAAGCGACAAACTCTTTATAGCCGGATGTATATCGGGCATAGTCAGTACGGCTTTGAATCTTTTGAACATTTAGCTGTACCTTGTCTCCCTTTGAGAGATAAGAGGATGGGTCATTCTCTAATAAGATTGGGATTTGCTTTGCTAATCTACGGCCTCGTGCAGTGGTCTTGGTCTTCTTTTGCGGAATAGGATTCGCTTTTTTCATAGTACACCAACTTTTAAAATGACTGTATTTGCTCTACAATTTCTTTTCTTAACCGATAAATTTCATTGATATCGTCTTTGCCTTCTACTGAATATAGCTGGCAGTCTCCTCGTACTGCTGCATACATTTTTTTGAGACGGAGATGGATTCCCTGCCTGGTATACCCCAACCGCGAAGCAATTTCAGGAACTTCATATCCCTTTAGTCGCAAAGAGAGAATGCGCAAATCTCTTTCCCCCAATGTTTTGAGAAGAGATTTCAGCTCAACAGATAGTTCAGCTTGTGTATCAATCGTATCGGTGCTCGCAATAGTATCTCCAATAGTAAAGTTCTCATTGTCCGCGACCAGTGGTGTGCTCATGGACAAAGCCCCTAAGACTGGCTTCCGTGTGGTTTTTGCGTAGAGATTGTACATACACCGGTATGCATAAGTACCAAAAGCGCCGCGTTCTGGGTCATAAGACCTAGCTGCTTGACATAGCCCAATTGCGCCCAAGTCCCACCATTCTTCATCCAGATAATGCTTATGCAAGAATCCCCATATCAGCCGATGATTTTCCTCTACCAGAGTTTGCCACGTTTCATTCTCAACGACATTTTGCTCACACTGGACTTTACTGTTTTCCTGTTTCACGAAGAAATTTCCCACACTCCATCTGGGCGAATCAACGCCAAGGTTATCATAGAAAGTAACGCAGCTTTTACATTTCCTTCGGTTGCTTCCCAGTAATCATTTGATACGTCCCACTTTAATTGCGTGATACCGTCTACCAGCAATGGGATGCTGGCCTCAGCGACCATATCATGAAATTGATGAATACCGTCTGGCGGAAAAATGCGTCTAAGAATTGTGCCGTAATTAAACGTCATGCTCATCCAGCACTCGGTACTACCGCCTATTGGATACGTTGCAGAGCACAGATATATTGGGCGCTCTAACTGTAAGACTTCCTTGGTCGTTATATCGACCAGAGAAATATCATAGCTCATTCTTCGTCCAGTGCCTCCAGGACCTTTTGCAAACCAACCAGTCCGCCATATCCGCTGCCATCGCTATCTGTAATAATCGTACTGACTGAACTATTAATGGCTTCCGCAGCTGCCTGTTGCACATCCAACTCTTTATTGCGAAAATACTCATCCGTATAAGCCTTTTGGGATTCCAGTTCGGCTTCCTTTTCCAGTTCTGCAACCTTAACTTTTTGTTCTGCAATCTTGACATTATTTTCAGCGACGGCCAGCTCAGCCTCAGAAGCAGCTGTTTTTTCATAAGCAGCGGCATCAGCTTCGGTCTGGCGGGCAATCAAGTCTTTCTCAGACTCAGCAGACTGCGCATCCACCACCTGCTGATTCACTTCGTCCTGGCGCTGACGTTCCAGTTTTGCCAATTCCACAGCGTTGATGGCCTCAGTCTTCTGGTCAATCTTCTCTTGAATGTCAGATGGCAATGTCAAAGTACCAATCTCAAATCGCACTAATGAAATGCCATATGTCTCTTCCAAAGAATCTTTCAGTAGCGCAGCAGCAGCCTCTTGGATGGCAGAACGAGAAGATTGTACATCATATACGGAATAGTCCTGCATCACCACAGACAATTTTCCTTTTGCCAAACCATAAACGTCATTCTTAATAATGTTATCAAAGCTCTTCGTGCCGAACGACGCAATGATTTTACTAATATCAGATGGTTTTACTGAAATATAGAGGTCCACACCAACATTCTTACCTTCGTTGGTCCCTACAGTCATGGACCAGTCTTCCCCGTCATTATCGTTCTCGTCGGGTGAAGTGAAGTTGTAAGACTCAATGGTCGTGGGATATGTAATGATTTCTTGCGTAAAAGGATTGATGAATACTAGGCCAGTCAACTGAGTGTCGATAACTGAAGTACCTGGAATAGTACCTTCTGAACCGTTTGCTACTCGCCTATCGTAGCGATAACCGACATAGCCAGCTCGAATGTTAACTGTCACAAGGTTATAGGTGATAATACCTATGATAGCGATTATGACAATGAAAATGCCAACGGCAATGCCTTTCCCTGTTTTACCCATATGTAATTCTCCTGTAAAATAGTATTATGAGTCGTTTGAATCTTTTGAGTTCTGCTCTTCCTCACAGCCAAAATGCTTTTCCAAATTGTTGAATATATCTGGCAACACCGGGAACATCACCAGTACGATAACAATCACGATTAGAATTGCGCAAATAGAACCGATGATTCCCATAGGTATCCTCCATTTCAAGACCACAAGATGTCATCTAGTAGCTCATAAACTCTGCGCTTGTATTCGCCATTTTCGTTATATAGCTTATCGTGGTCTCCTAAAATGAATCGTGCCACAAAAAATAAAAATATTAC